TGATTTGTGATTTTTCGATGTCGTTCATGCTAATGGTCTGCCAATAAGATTATAAGCTCCTATACCAGCCGCCAAAGTTCCCCCTACTTGCCCCGTTAAATTCAATAAATTACTGCCACCACCGCCAGACGTTACATTCACGCCCCCGCCGCCGATTTGTGCGCCTTGAGCCGCGAGCTGGATGTTGTTTTGTGCTTTAGTGTTTTCGTAATTATTTAGCGCGGTTTGGTCGCCATAGATTGACGTTAATCCGCTGTTGTATGCTGAATTTGCAGTATTACCAATGTTTAGCGCGTTGACTTGATTGCCCAAGTTTTGCCCGATTTGCCCGATTTGCTGTTCATTATTTTGCAAACCTAAATTAGCATTTGACTTACCAACATCAATCATATTGTTTGCGTTCAATTGATTGTTAGCCGTTGCTAATTGAGCATTTAGCGAGCTTATTTCGTTCAATTGCCCTGTATTAAATTGGCTAGTTTGTGTTGCATTATTCGCGTTAGCAATCCCCGCCTGTGTTGCCATTTGACCAGCCGCAACACTCGCTTGAGATGCACCTGCGGCATTTGCCAAATTAAGCGCGTTTTCGCCTTGATATGCCAACTGTTGATTTTGCAACTGATTACCAGCGTTAAATTGCGCCATGTTGTTGTATTGCGTTGTATCAAATTGATTTAATGCGAGTTGATTTCCTGCGTTAAATTTAGACATATCATTTAATTGTGATGTGTCGTATTGATTATTCGTCATTGCATTTTGAGCATTTTGCAAGCCGATTTGATTCGCTTGTCCGACATTAAACTGTGCGTTTTGTCCAGCTTGATTGTTTAGTTCGCTCGCCGTGCTAAGCATATTTTGTTGAGCGTTTTGGTACGCCTGACCATAAAGTTTTGTACCTTGATCAGCGTTTGATTGCGTCAAATCACGCGCGTTTCTTTCTGCTTGTTGCAATGCTAAACCTTGCGCTATCCCTTGACGACTTCCACCGTATTGACCTGCCGCAAACGCATCGCTGTTAATGCCTGGCATAACTTGTTGATTCAAGTTTTGCAGCATATCGCCGTAGCCTTGCATTGATTGATTGATATTTGCTTGGTTGATACCTTGCAAATAGGGATTATCAATTTTGCCTGTCAATAATTGTTGCAACGAACTCGTCGGGTCAAGTGAACCGAGTGCTTGTCGCGCTTGCGTCAAATCACTTTCTGAAATACCAGCCGATTGATAGGGTGAAGATGTTTGAGCGACTGCGGATTGATAAGGTGATGATGCTTGAGCAATTGCCGCTTGATAATCTTGCAATTGAGCCAGTTTTGCATCTGTGTAACCCGCGCCGCCAGCTTCTGCGGATGTCGATTTTGCCGCACCTGCCGCTTTAGCAAGTGATGCATCCGACTTTGCAAAGTCAACGTTATCAACAGGAGCAAAATTCGTGTCGTATTTGCCCGACGATAAATCAAGGGCAACGGATTTAGCCTGTCCTAATAGGCTATTTAAATTCCCTTTTTGGTCTTCTAATGCGGTATTTTGGTCGGCATTTAAAGACTTTTGTTTTGTGATTGTGCCAAGTTGCTCGTTCGCAAAGCCAATGTTATCTTGAATTTCCGAAATGCCGTTCTGCCAGCCTTTATATCTTGCCTGTTGCTCTGGATTTAACTTTCCGCCTTTTGCAACATAATCATCATATTTTTTGATGTTTTTTTGGTCTTCGGCAATTTGTGTTTGAGCGTCAGCTATGCGTCGATTTACCGAGCCTTCGTCTTGATAAGCGATGTAGTCGCGAATCATTTGACGGACTTCTTCCTTCGCCTTAGCCGTGCGAGGGTCGTCCATGTTGGTTGTGGTAGTGTTTGATGGTGCAGAAGAGCCGCCCATGATATTTTTCCTTTTCGTCGTCACGACGATAATTAGATTGCGATGCTGTAGTGTGTTGATTCTTCTTTAAAATCTAAATTTTTAAGTGCTTTCTTCCAAAATCCGCGCCTTGAATGAGTATCGAGCCATTTTGCACCGACTGCTTTTGCATAATCAAACAAGCAATCTGTTAATGAATCACGCCACAAATCAAGATTTTCACCGCCCAATAAAAACAAATTAACTGCTGATCCGTTTGGATAATTAGTAATTTCAGTCACAAAGTAGGCTTCAATTTTATCAGATTCGGCATTAAAAATAACCCAAGACTGACGCGCCCCTGTGATAAGTGACAACAAAATATCATCAAGCGGAAATCTATCAATTGTCGTGCATTGAATCATTGGCTTGAGTAAATAGTCGCGCATTTCATACCACAGGCTAGGAATTTTCTCCTTCTCAATTGGCACTATAACTATCATCCTAAATCCACCCAAGTGCTACCACGATAACCAACAAATCGCTTGCCCAAACCAACAGGATTCCAGTTGACACCATCGCAAAGCCTTAAATCACCTTCGCGCGGTTTGGCTGGTGCAACGTTTGTCACGTCTATATGTCCTGCCGCTAATTGCATAATTGCTATTTGTATCATTTGAAGTTCATTTGTTAAATATCGCGCCAAGTCGCCCGTATTATTTGGCGTTGGCGATGGAACATAAAAGACGCTATTACTGTTGATTGCTTGCATTACCAGCCCCCGATTTGTTGAACGTCGAACTCAAACGAATCTAATCGCCATTGATAAGCCGTACCTGTTGAAAATCGAATCGCAATATATCGACCACTAACTAGACAATCATTTGCAATCGTTTGACCAATAACGTGATTCATAACACTCCCCCATTCGGGTTCTGTGAATGGGTCAGTTTGTGATCCGATTTGAATTTGTACCGTGTTACCTGTGTTGCCTTGTATTCTGGGGCGGATGCCTCTAACTAATTTCATTGTTTCGGGTGAATCAAATGATAATCCGCGCCGTTCTAAATATGCGTTTGCAATAATGCCGTCAAATGATGATGAAGCATCAAGCATATAAAGTTTGGTGTTTGCGCTTCCTGCGATGACGCGAGCCGCCGATGGAACAAAATCGCCACCATCCCACAAACTTAAATCAGAATCCCAGGGGGATGAATCTTGCGACCAGTTACCCGTTAATCCATTATCAACACTGCCATACGCGGCATGGTTTAGATTTGGTAAGTCACGAGCTGAAACGGTTTTGTCTTTGTAATTATAAACGATTGCCTTGTCACATGACGACGAACCTATCGACGGATAACAAATATAAACTTCATTAAAAAACGGATTTGTAAACACAAAACATTTGCCGACATTATTCACGTCGATGTTTTGAAATAGCCAACGTCGCGTCACTTTATCTAGAACGGAATCCGCTTGATTGCCATCGTGGATAATGATGTCGTTATTAGTTAAGACAACATGATAACCATCAATATCAGCAATGCAATTCCGATTCATTGCGCCTGATTTGCCCAAGACTTTTGAGAATTTAAAGACGTAGTTGCCGCCTGTAAAATCCATTCGCCATACTGATTGTTCTTTGTAAATGATGAATGAATCGCGCAATTGCATTCCGTCTACAATCGGGTCGTAGCCCTCTGCAATGTCGGCTTCACCCGCTTGTTTGGTTGCATCCGCCTCATTCCATGATGAAGGTAATCCACCAGGGTCAGCAGGATGTGACCACTTAACCATGTAAGGATATGACACGCCCGACTTTGTGACATTTAACGCAATTAAGAAGTTTTTGAATGCGCGTAATGATTTACACGAAACGCCCGATTGCCAATTTGCCAAATCAACAAACTTTGAGCCTAGCGACAAACTCCAAGCCATTGGTGCAGTCGTATCACCTGCGTTTACAATCGGCACGCCTGACAATAATGTACTTGTCCATTGGTTCACAACACCAGTGCGAGGCGTTAAATGAGTGATGTCGGTATGAACTGAAACACCTGCGCTATTTGTCACGGCAAACGCTTTAGTCGGTGTCAAATAAACCCAATAACGACCGCCATCCACATTGCACGGTAAAACGTGTTGAGGCTCATAAGCAGGGGAGTTGTAGACTTCACCGTGTCCCAAAAACTGATAAGCGTAGCCGTCAAGGAATCGGATGTTTTGACAATCTGTCCATGCGCCTAGCGGCAATTCATGGTTAGATAAATCACGATTCAAGCCGATTGCACCAGCATTTTGAATTTTAACGAGTGGCATAAGCGATAATCCGAATGGGTAAATAGAGCAAGGCACAGCCTAAAATTGAAATAATTACAACTCTATAGAAATTATCGCTATAGTCGTTGTCATTATCTGTTAGCCACGATTCAATGCAATGGTCTTGCTCAATTGGTGCAAACGTGAAATCAATCATCTTTTTAACGTTATCCCAACGTTGATTTGACTCTGACATAATGCCAACATGACCGCTAATTGTACAATCACAATTTCCACCAGCAAGCACATTAAAAAATTGGTCGATACTAACTAAAAGATTAAGCCAGAATTGCATCTTTGCGGCTCGATTCAAGCAAAGTAAGCGAAACCAAATAATCAATCGCATCAATCGTGGTTGGCAACATCACGTCAACATTTTGCAATCGCGGGTCATCGAGCAGGTGTCTAAAATCAATCACAAAATCGTCTGTGCTTGCATAAATCGCAACGCGCTCTGGTGCTGTGAATCTAAGTTTAAAATCAATTGCTGGGATGAGTTTTTCTGTGATAACAGGCGGTTCAACATAAGCAGGTGCAGGTGTGATAAACACGCCATTAATATAGTCATCGCCAATGTTTGCAGTGTCGGTTTTGACTAATTGCCACTCAACAGGCATTTTGTCTAAATCTTCGTCCAATAACACGATGACGTTTTCAACTTTTGAATCTAAAATTTTTGCGTATCTCATTTTTATTCTACCCATTCCAAATTTACAAAACCGTCACCGCCAGCACTGCCCGTTCCATTTGTTGGCTCTCCGCCATTGCCTCCACACCCACTTGTTGCAGCAATAGGTGCTTGAACGCAATTAACGCCACCGTTTCCGCCTCGTACATTTAGCAAGTGGCAAATCCCGCCCTCTGAAAAATTAGTCGTTATCAGCCCTACACTGGTAACTTGCGAGATGCTCACGCCGTTTGCGCCGTTTGAACCAGTAAAGCCTTTCCCCCCTATTTTTCCTGCTCCTGCCGTACTGTGCATATTATC